ACCTCTTTCCTTAACTCGATGTATTAAGTATAATAAAAAAACTCTAAGCTGTCAAGCAAAAAGTTTTTATTGTTAATTATTATTCTTTCAATTTATTCTTGAACCAAATGATTCGTTCTTTGAACCAAGCGTCAACTCCTTCAGGACGTAGCCATTTCCCTTGTTTAACTCCGTTCTTTTCCATGAACTCAATCACTTTATCAGGAGTTTCTAGGTCGTCCCACATAGTATATTGTTTTGCTGAATTGTATTTACTAAACATTTCAAGCGTTTCGATGTAGCTATCTTTCAAAAGTTCCGTGTCAAGCAATTTTTGGGCTTTCTCAGCACGTTTAACAAGTCGTTCGTTAGCTTGTTCCAGTTGCTCTTTTTGACGCTGTAAGCTCAAGTTATGATTGATATAAGCAATCTGCTGTGCATGTCGTCCAAGTTTACCTTGCGTATTAAGCTCAATCAGTTTAGCCATTCCCTCGCCAAGAATTTCATCAGGAACAAAGTTATATTTGTATTTTTTATTTGTGTTTCGTACGTAGTTGTCAAGCGTTTGTTTGATTTTAAGTTTTTTGTGTAGTTCTCTTAATGTTGTCAATTTAATACTCCTTCATATATTTTACCAAACTTCAAAGCGTTAATTTTAACTAACTGTTTCAAGTCTGATATGAATTGCTGTTCTCCGTCAAAGTCAAATGGCATTGCCACGTTTTCCTTGATCCAAGTGAAAGCTCCGTCAAAGTCTTGTTTAAGCAAGCTCATCTTATCCACGATGTCGATGATTTGCTCTTTCTCTTCTGCTGTGTACATATAACCAACTTTCCACTAGAAAGGTAAATCTTCCGTATTAACTTCAATCGGTTCAGAACCACCAAATAAGTCCTGTTTAGCTTGTGATTGACTACTATTATCATTAGAGATAAACACTTTTTCAACTGTGGGGAAAACAAAGTTGTAATTTACGTATTCGCCTGATTCCTTAGCTTGTACACGACCGCTTACTGTTACTGTGTCTCCTAATTGAATGAAGTCAGGCAAGAAAGCTGAACCGTATGCAACTTTTACGCTAGATCCTTTTTCTTTTTCAAATAAAGGAACTGAAATAATTTTCTTGTCGCCTTTTGCTGTGTTTACTGTACGTGTATTTTTTTCGTTTACTTGTGCTGTAACTGTGATGATTGCCATTTAATTATTCTCCTTTTTCTGCTTCTTGCTGTGCTAACCAAATCTTCATGATGTCGGTAATTTCTTTTTTAGTCTTATCTTTCAAGCTATCGATATTTTCATATCCTAGCTGTTCGGCTCGTTTGATAAGTGGCTGGATCTCTCTAAGTCGTTGCTTTTCAGCTTCCAGTTCTTTCTGTTCTTCTGTCAAGTCAGGCAAATCTTCGTTCGCATAAATGTATAGCCCTAAACCATGACGAGCGATTGCCTTAACCAGTCCACGTTGAATGGCTTTATTTACGTCCATTGAAGTCAGTTTTTCAACTGGGATAGATTGGTTACGATAGTCCATTACAGGTAGATATTCAATGTGTTCTAGGCCCTCAATAGTCATACCAACCTTAACCCAAGCTGTGCGACCGTCTGTGTGGTAGTTTAACCCTTGTTCATTTTCATAAACTTTACTATTAGCTTCAGGATAAACTTTTTTTACTTCTGCCCAAGCGAACGCCCAACTCAGATAGTCAAGATTATTCTTTTTACTCTTTTTATCATTAACATTAATGATGCTTAATTTTTCGTATACGCTCATTTTCTCCTCCATTTATATCCGCCTGCACTTTTTGTTCTTCCATTGCAACAACTGCTTATATTTCCGTTTGGAATTCCTGTTTCTCGTTCTGCTTGTTTCATTGATTCAAATTCATTTAATACATTGTCGTTTAAGTCTAATTGAATAACTTTTTGGGAGAGTTTTTCGGCAACCCTTTTTGTTCTAGTGCCATGTATGTTATTTTCTTTTACAGTACACCATTCAAGATTACTTAAATCATTATTTGTCTTATTTTCGTCAATATGATTAACTTGAGTTTTTTCTCCAGGGTTGTCTATAAAAGCAGTTGCTATAATTCTGTGTAAATATAGATGCTTCTGTTTATGTTTATTATTTTCGTATAATAAATGCATTAAATATCCATTTTTAGTAAGAAAAGGTTTAAGCACTCTACCGCTTTTTATATTTCTAACTTTGCCTAGATTAGACACTTCATATTTTTCAAAACCCTCAATTTCAACAAAAGTTTCAACTTCGCTCATTTTCTCCTCTTTCTACGATAAATACGTTCCCTTGTCTTGTAATTTCGATATTATATTTAAGCATTGGTAAAATGTATCCGTCGTCCCAGTAGTTCCACAAGTCGTTTATTAAGCCATATAAGCACTCGTTAGGTTCTGCCCTATACTTTGTCTCGTTCATTTCTTCGAGCTCTTTAGACAGCTTTCTGACGCCTCTGGCATAATGTTTACTAGCTTTTTCTTCTGCTTTTAAACTTTTGTAGTTGCTTTTCATAAATGAACTTTCTAATATCGTCTTTTTGTTGCTTTTCCTCTTTATCAGACCAGCCAACTTTTTGACCTTTTCGCTTGCCACTTTGATAAACTCGCCTGTTATCATCAGGAAAGCCATTTTTCTCGAAGTACATTCTAGCATATTCAAAGTAATTTAAGCTATTGATATACTGCTGACTATCTTTTTTATGATAATTGAGAGTAATTAATCGCCTTTCAGCTAGTGATTCAAAAGATGAAGCATTAGATGATATTTTTTTATTTATTTCTGCTTTTAATTGTAATGCTCTAATCAATGCACGTTTAGAATAATCATTTTCGCAAGCTGTATGCAACCTCTTAGACTGTCTGACTAGAAATTCAGCACGACCAAGCCATACTTTGAAAAGTTCATCATTGTGCCATTCTGCTTTTACCATTTCTTCTAATGCACGATACAGCCAGCCGTAAACTTCTGCGTGTAAAATAATTGCTTTGTTCTCATAATTGTTCATCTAGCGCTCTCTTTGTACTTTCTGCTATTTCTTTGCTTGGTGTAGTGAGAATTATTATATTTTCAGAATCAGCTATTCGTTTATCTAAATAATCATAATGTTTACGCACTACGAAACTATCTGTTAGGTAGTGTGTTTTTTTAACTTCTTCGCCAACTTTAATAACGTACCATTTATCACTCATTTTCTGTTACCTTTCCTTGCTCTTTAGCTAAGTCTAAGAAAGCTTGTGCCGATTCTTTTGTTGTTTCGATTGGAGTTTCCCTTTTGACTTCTTCTACCAGTTCGCTATCAGGTTCTTTTTTCGATTTATTAACGCAAGTAAACACTGAATCAACGTAAGAAAAGTTTAAATCATCATCAAACTGATATCCACGCGCTTTTACTGATAGCTTAGAGAAGTCGTTATGCTTGCCACGTTTAGGACTTAACATTAACATAAACTCCGCCCAAGCTGTAAGAGTAGAACCACCTAAGGCGTCACTAGGCTTCACCATGTAGGCTTTATCGTCCATTGAGTTTGCATAAGCTGATTTGTTTGCATGAGCTACCAGTAAAAATGTTACATCTTGAAAGAGCAACTTCAAGCGTGTAATTCTTCTAAGCATTGGCTCGAAGTCTTTACCGTAGATAATATCGCCATTTCTTAGCATTGTCATAAGGTTATCTAAGATCACGAACTTTATATCATTTTCTTTGATGTACTCATATAATAAATTCATGTGGTGCGGATCATCAAGCATAAACTCTCCACCGGTTAAAAAATGTAAGTCTTCTGGTGCAGTGTCTTTATTTCTAAGCCTTTTGTTTAGTTCTCTGTCCGTGTCCTCATTGTCGATGTATAGTGTCTTGCTACGCTTTGTGTCGTAACCAAAAAAAGGTAACCCTTGCGACACCATTAAAGCCATGTGCATTGCTAGAGAGCTTTTAAACGACTTAAATGGTGCTACTAATATTCCAGCTTGTGAGCTAGGCATTAACGTATCAATGAGCCAGTCATCTTTTAAATTTATTAAGTCTTCACGCTCTCTTAAATGCTTGGCTGTCTGTACTTTATCAAATATGCTAGTCATTTTTTTCTCCTTTAGTATATAATAACAAAAAAGACTCGAAAAGTCAAGCCTTAAATCTATTAAGTTCATAAATATGTAGCCATAAGCAATAGGCTAGTCACTAGTCACCTCCATTGGCTCTGATTCTACACAATAAACTTTGAATGGTTTTTCTTCTTTTGCCCCATTTCCGAAAAATAGCTCCCATTGATAATTTAATAAAACACAAGTCTTAATAGCTTCGTGTTTTTTTGTATAAAGAGACAATCGTTTTCCGCTATAATTTTTGGCCACTATGTCTTTATTGGTTGTTAGTGCCACATAGTAAATTTTCATTTATTCCTCCTTTAGTATATAATATCAAAAAAGACTTGAAAAGTCAAGCCTTAAATGAAACCATTATTGTATCAGCAATCATATATAAACTTTCAAGAAAATCATATTCATTTTTTAGTTTTTGTTTCCAATGTTGTATAAAACAATGTATTTTTTGCCAATCATTTTTGAACTGAATACTTCTATAATCATAATCTCTTTGAATAGCTGGTAAAACGTGCTCTTTGAAACAATATTGATTACATCGGTGTTCGTTATTAATACCTTTTTCGATGTCTTCTAACTTTCGGTCTAATGAACGATTTTCTATTGTTAGTTTAAAGACTTTTGATATTTGGCTTTCATATAGATTTTGATATAATTTTTTTCTTTTCTCTTCTTTTAATGCTAGTGCTTTCCAATAATCAACATCTTTCGTTAATTTTGCGTGTTCTTCACTACTAATAATTTTAAACATTTAATTCTCCTTATTTAAGCATTTTTAAGCTGATAAATATGAAGCCATAAGCAAAGACACCATAATAAAGCAACAAATAAAGCAATGATTTCTCCTGTAAAGCCTGAATATCCAAACAAAGCAATTAGAATAACATCAAAAATAATCTGTAATATAGTTATACTTTTCGTTTATTCTCCTTTTTCTAATTCAATGCAATGCTTACATTTAGGGTTATCTACATGGATATATTCTTTTACAACTTCTTTTTTTAAACTTTTTATTCTAAGTTGTTCTTTTTTTAAGTCCATGCAATGTGATATTGACCAGCCACAACCACTACATTTAATACTTTTTAGTTTGTAAGGTTTGTGCTTTGTTGTATAACTCATCTATTTTCTCCGTTTTATTTGAACCAAGATAAATCAATTTCATTAGCTAAGTCAGCTATCTCTTTCAAGGCTTCCTCGTCTGTCATACATTTTGAGTCACACTCTTTTAGTTTGCGTTCCATTTCATCAGCTGTTTCGATCGCCTCTTCTAATGATTGAGTTCTGTTAAAGTTTTTCATGTTTCTCCTTTTCTTATACCATAGTATCAAATTATCTTACACTTGTCAAACATTAAATTCTATTCCGAGCTACTTTTTTAGATAGCCCTTAGCCCTTATCGTGTCGTATAATCCCAGCAAGTTAAAAGAAAAGACTACTTAATTTCAAAACTTTTCTATAAATAACTCTGTCAGACTTCTACGCGTCACGGAGTGTTTCTGTTCACGACTCTCATGGAACTCACAATCTTTTATTTCATGCTGCGCTCTAGG